TTACTTAAAATGTAAGGGTATATATTGTCGTTCCTAACGTTAGAATTGTTGGAGTCTTAATTGGACTCACTGAGATTTGTGGTCTTTTCCCACCGTCGACGGCATAAAGGTATCCTCCGCAGAGGGCTTCAGCCAAATTGAATAGGGAGGACTTGCACCTCCCAGATCGCTTAACCGATTATTCTTGTGTAAGCAACGCCACGATATACGAAAGTAACTTTCATAGCTATCTCCATATACTAAGCCCCGTTCCATGCTTAGTCGTCATGCGTCCCCGGAGGGATGAACGGACGTCGTTCTATACACCAAGTGTTTATTGTGTAACGACTGCCTACTGGGGCATCTACAGAATGTGGATACATAAAGCTAACAGGAAAAGCTATTGCTTCTCCACGTTTTACAGTCGTTGTATATTCTTGTTGTGGAAAATGAAATTCACCTTTTTCATAATCACTATTTAATCCAAAAATAACACTTATATTTCTAAGAGTGCTATGCAATGATCCATCATAATCTCTATCAAATGGACCATCTATGTGCTCTTTTGTTCTACCAGTTATTTCTCTAAGTTGATAACCCATATCTCCAGAGCAACTAAAGTGTGGATGTATATTGGCATACTGATTAATAACTTTTACCATGCACTCTTCAACTTTAGTGTCTAAGTATGAACGTCTATCTAAAAGCAGTTCGGTACAAACAACATTATTGAAGTCGCTATTGTGGTTCAATGTCAAAGCATCATTTATATTAGCTTTGTGATAATCAATGAGACTCTGACATAACCTATCTGGTATTACATTATCTAGTTTCAGTATTCCATTCATCGTGATTATGGGGGGAACTCCAGTGTCGGGTGACACCAGAGATAATAAAAATATTAGTTATCAGAGTTATCAGAGTTAGAAACTTCTTTATCAGTTTCTTTCTTTTCTTCTTGACTTTTTTCAGGGGCATAGTAGGTGACGCTTGCCTTCATTTGATTTGATTGATGGCTCATCCTATTGATGGTGCTGATAGTGCAACTTGTGTTGACTCAGCAGAAGCCAAATCAAGTGGGAAGTTGTGAGCGTTACGCTCGTGCATTACCTCAAAACCTAAGTTTGCTCTGTTAAGAACGTCAGCCCATGTAGGGATAACCTTTCCATTAACATCAACTATTGACTGGTTAAAGTTAAAACCATTAAGGTTGAATGCCATAGTGCAGATTCCCATGGAGGTAAGCCATATGCCAACCACTGGGAAAGCACCAAGAAAGAAATGTAGAGCACGAGAATTATTGAAAGAAGCATATTGAAATATGAGTCGTCCGAAGTATCCGTGTGCAGCAACTATGTTATAAGTTTCACCTTCTTGACCAAACTTATAGCCGTAGTTCTGTGATTCAGTTTCCGTGGTCTCCCGAATGATTGAGGAAGTAACAAGGCTTCCGTGCATAGCAGCAAACAAAGCACCGCCAAACACACCCGCAACTCCGAACATATGAAAGGGGTGCATAAGGATGTTGTGTTCCGCTTGGAAGACAAACATAAAGTTGAATGTTCCACTAATTCCTAAAGGCATTCCGTCAGAGAATGATCCCTGTCCGAAAGGATAAACTAAGAACACTGCAAGAGCTGCGGATACTGGTGCTGTGTAAGCAATAAATATCCAAGGTCTCATGCCGAGTCTGTATGATAGTTCCCACTGTCTTCCTGCATATGCAAGTACTCCTATTAAGAAGTGAAAGACAATAAGTTGATATGGTCCACCGTTATATAACCATTCGTCCATGGTTCCGGCTTCCCAGATTGGGTAAAAATGTAGTCCGATTGCGTTAGAGCTAGGGACGACTGCTCCCGATATAATATTGTTCCCGTATATTAACGAGCCGGAAACTGGCTCACGTATGCCGTCGATGTCCACAGGGGGAGCAGCGATAAAGGCGAGAATGAAACATGTGGTAGCAGCTAGTAAACATGGAATCATTAGCACACCAAACCAACCTACGTATAAGCGGTTCTCTGTGCTAGTGACCCAGTCACAAAACTTCTCCCAATTGGTTGTAGTGTCTCTTTGTAATGAGATTGCAGCCATTAGTCGATTTTTAACATTGTATGGTTTTCTACGTTAAACGCATAAGACACACGTAATTTATTGTGTTGTCCTCTTGAACGTTTAACAAAATGCGTGAGGTAAGAAGGGAATAAAATTAAATCTCCTTCTTTGATATTCAAATAGTTTGGGTATGTTGATATATTTAAAGCTTGATTTTCAGGAAAAAAATGACAATTCATCAGAGGGAAACTTTCAATACCTTTAGCTGATGGATTCAAAAAAGTTGCAGGAAAATCTTTATCTTTATCTAACTGTAAATAATAAATACCGGAAGCAATAGCACCGCCGTGCTCATGCTGTTCCATATACATATTTGAGTCATGGATATTTAACCAACTATCTACATAAAATTCAAAATTAATTGGTTTTCCTTGTAAATAATTTAGATAATCGTGAACAGTCTTATCAAATTGTTCATCCCATATATTTAATCCTGAATCTTTTTCAAAGGATGTCCACGTATGTTCCATGCCTGCCCAAGGCGCAGTTTGATTAGGGGCACTTCTAAACTTTTCTTCAAGTACTGGTAAGACTCTTTCTTTATGTTCTTGATGTCTATCTATATGAGTAATAAGTACAGGAGTTGGAAATAATAATTCTAGTCTTGGGGTGGTCATTAGCTTGCATGAATGTTATCGCATTCCTCCTCTACTTTACTTAGGAAGAATTGGATGAGTTTATATTTCTCCGTCATGGGTAGATTCTCATCCAGTAGTACTTGGTATCTTGCTTGAACAAAATCGAAGCAAGTCATCTTCCACTTGTATGGTTCGATTTGCCTCGGTTTAGAATACGCCGGGGATAATCTGACCAGTGGTGACGTAAGCCCCAAGAGCAGCAACGAAACCAAGCATCGCTGCCCAGCCGTTAAAACGTTCTGCTTCATGTGTAAAGATTGGGTTTGTGTTGTGGTGTGTCATTTCAATTATTTGAATAGGTGGTTCATATGCGTACTCATTCTCGAGTAGCGTATCTAGATCTTTTGTTTTCATTAGAAGTTAAGATCCGAATTGTTTAATTTCTCTACGACGTCAGCTCTGTAAGCTGGGTCAGTGTCATAGCGTGGGTCTCCCATAGCTGCAACAAGTTCAGCTTGAGATCGGTACAAAGCTCCAGCACTATTTGCTGGTTTGCCTTGTAGCATTCTGCCTTCGTAGCCATTGGCTTCGTTGTATGCAGATTGGAGTCCTTGGAAAGCTATACCAATAGCTGCTGGATTACCTGAGTCAACTACTGAATCAAAAGCATCTATTTGTCTGTCTCCAAGATTGTCAGCAGCCCAGTCAACTACTCTGTTGTAGTTAGCTTCACCGCCTGCTGCGTTCATAACGCTATTAACTTGTGAATCGGATAGTTCATAAGATTGTTGAGCTTGTGGATTCTTAGACTGAATGTCTAGATAGGCACTTACCAAATCTTGACTACTCATTTCAGAAAACTTTTCTATAGTTTCTTCACTAAGTTTTCCATCGTTTGAATAATATTCATCCGAAGCTTCATTAATTAAACTGACCGCAGGAGCAAATTGAGATACCTCCTCATCAGTTTCTTCTTCTTCTCCTTCTCCTTCTTCTCCGCCTTCGTCAGTTTCTTCTTGTCCAAGTTTCTTTTGTAATGATAAGTATGCTGCTTCTAAATCTTCAGCGTTTTTATATTTTCCTGCTAATAATCCTTCTTGTTCAGCTACTAACTTTTCTCCTACTTCTAGAGAGTCTTGTTCATCTGAAGTTAGAACCTCTGTTTCAGGAGTATTATCATTAGTAAATGTTTCTGCCATTATTCTTCAGTTGGTGGTTGTGTCATGTTTTGCATGTTTTCTGAGTCAGCCAACTTAGAGTTAGCAAACTGACCAGCTTGTTCTAGAAGTGTTTGTTGCTGTTGATTCTGCATCATCTCTTCCTTCTCACCTTCTAGTTCTTCTTGAGTCTTAACTAGATTCAATACATCAATACCTTGTGCAGCAGCCAATCTCTTGATTGCTTCTAATGGATTGATAAATTTCATCAATGCTTCTGGTCCTATGCTCTGTGCAATAGTTCCCATAAACATTGTTAAAGCTTCTCTATCCTGTCCACGACCTAAAGCATTTACACCAGCTACTATTGTTGGTCTAATAACTTCTTTAGGTAACTTAGGTAATTCATTAGTTCTTTGTAAAACTAGAAGAGTTCTATCTAGATAAGGTATGAGGAAAGATACAGTTAACAAACTGAATATTCCGCCAAGCTGTTGCTCTAGTTCTAACTGAGTTAGTCTGACTTCTTCTGCTGTTACTCTTTCTGCATTCCTAACATTCATAACTAGGAAAGCTTCGAGTAATCTTCTTTCGATTGTCTGAGTCATCTGTGCAGCAGTACCGAAGTCAGCAGTCTTACCTACTTGAACTACTTGTACATCTTCTGCACGACCAGCAACGATTGCTCCATTTCCAGCCTTTGCGATAGTCGCTGGCTTTGTAGTTGAAGAGGGACTGACCAGAAAGATTACTTTACTGGCTGCCGCAGCTCCTTCAACAAGAGCTTGTGATAATCCTTCCAAAGATTTCAAGTCCCCGAGGAACTCTTCAACTCTGCCACGTCCGTACTGTTCTCCATCCACCGAATTAAAGGTGAGAACAAGCCAAGGGCTTGCGTTCTTAGGAGCAGAACTTCTTGTGTTAGGGATTATTTTATCTTCTACCTCTTGGTGCCATATCCATCTGCCGTTCTCTAGTCTCACGTACGTGTAAACTTCGACATCATCATTATGTCCACCTTGAGATTCGTCGACACCTGTATTGGGTTGAGGTTTAGGTACCTCGAAACCGAGTACATCTCGACCTATCAATTCCTTTGTAACTATTTCTAGGACGTTACCATTTCCATCTCTATTAACGACATACCTTGTAAGAGGATAGTTTTTAATACCATCCTTACCCATAAATAAGAGTGCATTACCACCAACAATTAAATGTTTAAGTGCTTGGTGTATAACAACTCTGTCATTTGATGCAGCAACATAGTCCATGACCATTCGCTCCATTTTAGATAAAGAAAGATCTAATTCTCCTCTTGCTTCTGGTGGTAAATCTTCACCTAACTTGTCTTCTCTTACTTGTAGCTTAAAGAAGGTAGCTTGTGGGGGTAGGATTGCAAGCATAAGTTTTGCTGCAAGCCCTACTACACACTTACTACCTACTGATTGCCACGGAATATTTAAAGTTTCGTGTGTTGGTCTTGAAGATGTATCGTCTTGAATTAAATACGGTAACGTGAGTCTTGAACAATCAACGGCTTTGTCTAGGAATTGTCGTCGATCTGTTACCAGTTGATTGTATCTCTCACGGGCTAACATTATGGGTTAAGTCCTCCCTTACCGGCACCGCCGGCTGCTCCCGTATTTACTTTAGGATCTAATTTAATTCTTAATGATCCTGTACCTTTTGAGTATTGGTTCTTACTCTTATTACCACGGTCATCCTTTGCCCTCTTCACCTGTGTATTCACATCCTTAATCTGTGGATCAGGAGGTGGTGCAGTTGGTGTTGGGGGTAATGGAGGTGGTGGAGCTGGTGGCAATGGTGGTGGGGCACTGACTTTAGGTCCTCCTCCTATGCACATACTAAAAATCCTCGTCTTCTAATGTTTTTATGAAGTCAATTACACTAGCTTGTCCAGCTCTATACATAATTGATTCAATTGGTTCTTTTGGGTGAATTGGTTTCCACCCGAAGTTATCATCTAACTTTTGTATTAACTCATTAAGTCTGTCGTTGTGCAGCTTAAGAGTATTGAGGGAGATTGACATTCGAGTGTTCAAAAAATGCAGGCATTCTGGCTGCCTTGGTCTGAGAAAATTCTGGTGCTTTGCCTTCGTACATAAGTCTGTCGCTGGCATCTAACCAAAATTTTTTGTCCAAATATCTATCGGAACTTTGTTTTAAAGGTTGCATTACC